AAAAAAAAAAAAAAAAAAAAAAAAAAAAAAAAAAAAAAAAAAAAAAAAAAAAAAAAAAACAAAAAAAGGAGTTACGAAAATGAAAAGCAAAAAAATAACCAGGAAAGACGTTTACGAAATCGCCGCCGGCTGTCCGGTGATCAAAGTCGGCTGCGAAAAAGTCACCCCCCTCATCCGCGAGCTCGAAAAGCACGGGGACGCGATTAAAATCGGCTACACCGCCGGGGTTCACGGATGGAATGCCGATGTTTGGGGGGTCGGGCCGATCGTGATCGTGGAAGGATACCGCCCCTTCGGAGACATCGCGATGGACGGTTTCGATCGGAATACCATGAAAAAAGCAGGGCCGCGCAAGTCGCTCGCCGATTCTCTGATCCACCATACCGATTTGAAGGATTGGCGGAAAATAGCGCCCACGGAAAGCCAATTGACGGGCGCGAAACAGTGGACCGCCGATATAATGCGCGATATGGTCTCCGCGCACATTTTGCGCGGAGACGGCTATAGATTCGAAGAAAAGATCCGCCCGGTCCGCCAGGTCGGCGGGGCATCCAGGAAGTGGACCCCGTACTACAGCGATGATTCCTTGGCGATCCTCGAAGCCGCCCGGGCCCTCGGCCTCAACGTCGAGAAAGGCAACGACGCCCCCAGGGGCGGCCGGCTCGGAGACTACATCGTCGTGAGGAATTACTAAGGAGGCAATGAAAATGAAAAATCAACGATCCAAAAAATTCGTCTGCTTCTTCGATCGGGACGGGCGCTTTCTGGGCGCCCTCCCCGAAGACGCCCGCATCGGGGACGTCGGGGCCTGCGGGCTCCGCGGGGTCCACTCCATCGAATGCCTGGACCGCGGGGGCATCGCCCGCGAGATCGAGAACGAGGAGCTCGACGACTGGGCGGAAGAGGAGCTCGCCAGGCGGGACGAGGCGGAAATGAAAAAGACCATCCATGAGGAGGGCGAACCCGCCGCCCCCGTGACCGAATGGATCGAAATCGACTTCGGGGAAGGGAGCCCGACCGTGGGGGATTTCATCCGCGCGGGTTTCGAGATCGGCAAGAAGGCAAAAAAAGGCGAGGAGTTGCTTGTGACGCGCGTCAAAGGCGATGGGAAATACGTGATCGACATAGGATGGAGATTCGCGGACGCGGTCAAGGAGGGGAAAGCAAAATGAAGAGGTACGCCATCTATTACAGCGACGGAAACGGCGCGCTGTGGATAGCGATCGATTCGATCGGCGGAAGGAGAAGGAAATGAGGAAAGCGAAGAAGATGATGCTGGCGGCCCTGTCGGCCGCGGCGCTCTGTTCCTGCGGGCAGGCGTCGGGGGCGGCGGCCGTCGGGTCCGATGGGTGGGACGAAAGCGCGTCGTCCATCTCGCTGAGGCTGGGCGAATACTCGGCCGTATACAGCAAAGACAGCGAGTGGGACAGCAAGAAGCTCGTGAGATGGAGGGACGACGGAGGGGTCGTCACCGTCGAAACACCCATCTCATCGCACGTGTTCCGGGGATGGGCGTACGTTGCGGATTACAAAAAATAAAACTTGCAAAAGACTTAAAAAGGTTTAGAATGATTGAGAAAGGAGGAAGCGATGGAGAAAGAGGAGATCGCGAAGACGGTCGAGCTTAAGAGGCTCGGCGAGAAGCTGACCATCCAAGGGCTCTGCGAGAGGTCCGGGGTTTCCGCCCCCACCTACATGCGCATCAAGCGCGGGCTCAGGGTTTGGGACAGCTCCCTCTACCAAGTCGTCAAGGCCTTGGGCCTGGACGAGAAGACGGTTCGATATTGACGCAAAAGCCATAAGGAGGCATTTAGATGATCGTGAAACCAGACGAAATGGATTTCTCCGGCAGGAAGCTCGCCATGATCGTGGCCGGCGTGCCGGGGATCGGGAAGACCACGCTGGCGCTGTCGGCGCCGAAGCCGCTGCTGGTCGACCTGGATGGCGGGGTGTCCCGCGTGGAGGCGAAATACAGGTCCGACACGATGGTCGTCGGGACGTTCCAGGAGCTTAAGGATGAGATGGCATCCGAGGACCTGAGCGCCTACGAGACCATCGTCCTCGACACGGGCGGGAAGCTCTTCGAGCTCATGAAGCCTTCCATCATCGCCGAAAGCCCGAAGAACGGCAAGCAGGACGGATCCCTGAGCCTTCAGGGGTATGGGATCGCCAAGAAGCGCTTCTCCGAATTCGTGGACTCGGTCAAGGCGATGGGGAAGAACCTCGTCATCGTGTTCCACGCCAGCGAGGTCGTCACCGACCCGGTGGAGAAGACCACCGGCCTCAGGATCCGCATCGAGGGCGGGACCAAAGACGAGATCTGGGACGACATGGACCTCGGGGGCTTCCTCGAGATGCGCGGGAACAAGAGGGTCATCGGGTTCTCGAACTGCGACAGATACTACGCAAAGGGCACCCACGGCGTGCATGGGGCATATGAGGTCCCCGACCTCTCGGGAGGGGGGGCGAACACCTTCCTCGCCGACCTGTTCGAGAAGGTGAACGCCGACCTCAACGCCGAGGCGCGCGAGGCGGCCAGGTACCGCAGGGCCAAGGAGGCGGGGGCGAAGCTCATCGCCGAGGCCCAAGGCGCCGATGGGCTCAACGCCGCGCTGAAGGCCATCAAAGAAGGCGATAGCGCCCTCACCTCGAAGGAGGAGCTGTGGGCGATGATGCAGGCGAGGGCGAAGGAGCTTGGTGCGGCCTATGACAAATCGAAGGGCGCGTTTGCTGATCACTCCGAGCCTGCTTAACTCCTGGAAGTACATCTGGGAATCCCCCAAGGCCGTCCGCGAGTCCGAATCCGATGAGGTCAGCCTCGAGGACAAGATGGAGGCGGCTGGGGGGAGGGCCATGGAGGAGTTCTTAAAGGCGCTCGCCAGGGAGAGGACCCCCGCCACCGAAGCGCAGATGAGGGGCATCGAATACGAGCGGGAGACCTACCTGGGCCGCACGCCGGCTTCCCCATACGTCGAAGGGGGGGAGTGGCAGGTGGTCGGCATGAGGAGGAAGGAGATCCTCGGGATCCCGTTCCTCCTCTACGGCAGGCTCGACTGCCTCAAATGCGGGATCGTGTACGACATCAAGAGGGTCGGGAGGTACTCGGCGCAGAAATACCTGCGCTCGAGCCAGCACAAAGCCTACCTGGACCTATTCCCGAGCGCATACGCGTTCGAGTACCTCGCCGACGACGGCAGGAGGCTCCATCGGGAGCGCTACTACCGCGATGAGCTCGGCGGGGGGATAGACGAGGACATAGCCCACTTCGCCAAATGGCTTGAGGCGAAGGGGCTGTTCGAAGAATACGCGAGCAAATGGAAAGCGAAAGGAGAATGAGCATGCAATACATTTACAGTGAGAAGGAAGCGCAGGCCGACGAAAGCGCCCCCGTCAAAGACGGCGAATACGAGGCGTGCGTGGAGAAGATCGGGGAGAAGACAACGCCAAACGGCAAGAGATCCATCTCCCTCTGGCTCCGGATCCGCGACGACGTTGAGCAGGAGGAGAGGGGGCGCGTCGTGTTCGACGACATCTGGCGCGAGAAGGACAGCCCAGAGTACTACAACAGGAAGCGCGTGTGCGCGCTCCTAGGCACCCAACGCCCGAAGGAGGGCACGGTCTTCGCGGACGCATCCGAGGTCATGGCGTTCATGCAGGGGGCCTTCCTCAGGATCAAGGTCAGGACATCCGAGGAGGAGTACAACGGCAAGAGGGCGATGCGCACGAGGGTGGTGGCGTACATGCCGCCAAAATCGCCGGCCCAAAGGCTCTCCGAGCCCGTCGGCGGAGGCCTGGGCTCCATCGATATCAATGACGAGGATCTGCCGTTTTGAAGGCCGACAGGCCCCCGGGGGACGACTCCGGGGGCCTCTTAAGGGGGAAAGGTAAGATGATGCGGACGAGATACGACTATTCTCGCGTGCCGGCCGAGATGACCGGGGCGCGGCGCTGGGTCCTCTGGAAGAGGGCGGAGCGCGACGGCAGGACGACGAAGATACCGCTCGACGCCCACACCGGGGCGGGCGCGAAATCGAACGACCCGGACACATGGGCGACCTTCGAGGAGGCCTCATCGGCCTTGGGCAGGACCGGGGCTGACGGGCTCGGATTCATGCTCGGCGACGGCTTCTTCGGCGTGGACATCGACCACGCGAAGGGGCGCCCTGAGCTCATATCCGAGTTCGCCTCGGCCCTCAGGAGCTACACGGAGGTCTCGCAGTCGGGCGAGGGGGTCCACATCGTGTGCTGCGGGTCGCTTCCGAAGGGGCCGCGCAGGAAGGGGCCGATCGAGATGTACGACAGCGCGAGGTTCTTCGCGCTCACCGGCGACGTCTACGGAGGCATGTCATCGATGCGCGACGGCACGGAGGCGGTGAAGCCTCTTTTCGAGAAATACCTCAACCCGCCGAAGCCGGAGTCCCCGCGCGGGGGGTACGTATATGAGCGCCCGACGTCCCCGAGCGCGCCGATCGACGGGCTCAGCCTGACCGATACCGAGGTCCTTGAGCAGGCCTTCGAGAGCAGGGGAGGGGAGAGGTTCCGCGCGCTTTACAATGGGAAATGGGACGGGATGTACGACTCCCACTCCCAGGCGGACATGGCCTTCTGCTCGATGCTCGCATTCTGGACGAACGGGGATGCCGGGCAGATGGACAGGATCTTCCGCCAATCGGGCCTCATGCGCCCGAAGTGGACCGAGAGGAGGGGGGAGGCTGGCACCTACGGAGAGATAACGCTGGCCCGCGCCGTGGAGGGATGCTCGGAGGGGTATAAGCCCCCGCGGTCCGAAATCGATTCCGAGGCGGGGGGGGCGGCTCGCCGGGCGTCGTACACCCTGGACGACACCGGGAACGCCCAGCGCTTCATAGACGCCTTCGGGCCGGACGTCAGATACAACTACGACAATAAATGCTGGGTGGTGTGGGACGGCACGACCTGGCGCCGGGACAACACCCAGAAGGTGAAGAAGATGGCGGACAGGATGCTCCGCGCCATGAGGCGCGAGGCTCTGGGCGAGAAGGACGCCGGAGACGCCCAGGCGATGTGGAAGAACATCAAGCACCTCGCCTCCAGCTCCGGCAAGGACGCCATGCTGAAGGAAGCCCAACACATGAAGGGGACGGGGACCGTCAACGCGGACTACGATAAAGACAAGAGCCTGATCAACTGCGCCAACGGCGTGGTCGACCTGAAGACCGGCGACATCCTCCCGCACGATCGGAGGTACATGATGAGCAAATGCACGAATGTCCCATGCGACATGTCCGGCGATCCCGAGGAATGGCTCAAGGCGCTCCGCGCGATCTTCCTCGGTAAGGAGGACGTCATCGGATTCGTCCGCAGGGCCATCGGGTACACGCTGTCGGGTAGCGTCAGGGAGCAGTGCTTCTTCCAGTGCTACGGATCCGGGAGCAATGGGAAGAGCGTCTTCCTAAACACCGTCTACTCGGCGCTCGGGGACTACTCGCTGAACGCCCAGGTGGAGTCGATCCTGACCCGCGGGAGCCCGGGGAGCGGCAACGCCTCGCCGGACATCGCCCGGATGAACGGCGCCCGGTTCGTGAGGACGAACGAGCCCAACGAAGGAGCCAGGTTCAACGAGGGGCTCGTGAAGCAGCTCACGGGCGGGGACGTTGTGACGGCTAGGTATCTTTACGGGCAGGAGTTCGAGTTCAAGCCGGTCTTCAAGCTCTGGATCGCGTGCAACTACAAGATCACGGTGCGGGGGACGGACAAGGGCATCTGGCGCAGGATGAGGCTCATCCCGTTCGAGGCGACCTTCGAGGGGAGCAGCGACGACAAAGGCCTTGAGGCGAGGATAAGGAAGGAGCTCCCGAAGGTCCTCGGATGGGCCGTCAAGGGATGCATGGAATGGCAGAGGGAAGGGCTTGGGATGCCCGACGAGATCAAGGACGCCACCAAGGAATACCAGGACGAGATGGACGTGGTGAAGACGTTCTGCAAGGACTGCGTCAATGAGCGCAGGGGATGCAGGGAGAAGGCCTCGGACGTCTTCGCTGAGTACCGGGACTGGGCGAAATCGGGGAACGAATGGGGCGGGATGAGCCAGACGAAGTTCGGCATCGAGATGTCCAAGCGCTTCCCGAAGAAGACCATCTCGGGGTACGTCTACTACCTGAATTGCCAGCTCCGGAGGAGGGATGCCTCGTACGTCTACGAGGACCCGTCGAAGGCGAAGGAGGGCGAGGCGGAGTTCACCGAGGACCCCGACCTCCCGTGGTGACGATGAGCAGGCGCAAGCCGAAGCATCCGTCGTCCCTCCACGCGCTCGCGAGGCTCGGGGAAAGGGGATACGGCGGAGCCCAAGACGGAGCCCCGACCCGCGCATGGAGGTACGGCCTGCGCGTCGACGACGTCGAGAGGGCCGACCCCGAGAGCCCGCTGGCGTCGTTCCTTTACCAAAAGGAATGGGGGGCCGGGAAGAGGGTAGTCGCCTACGATGGGTTCGTCTGGGTGATGAGCCGCAACTCCGGAAAGCTCATCACGGCGTACCCGATCCCCGATGGGCTCATGGCCGAATACGCCAAAGTCAGGCCCATCGAGGATGAGAAAAGGAGGAAGTGGAAGGAATGGAAAGCAGAAAAGCGCTCGGGAGCCGGGCCGAAGGGGTCGCCCTCGAATGGTTCCGGGCCCATGGGTGGTGGGCCCATCTGATGGCCCAGGGCAGGCCAGGCCAGCCGTGCGACATCGTGGCGATCAAAAAAGGGGAGGCGATGCTGTGCGACGTCAAAAGGATCCAAAGCGGGCGCCTTCTGCGCACGGACAGGATCGAGCCCAACCAGAGGACGGCGTTCGCCTACGCCTCGTCCCTCGGCGTGCGGTGCGCGTTCGCCTGCGTCTGCGACGATGGGCGCCTCCGCTTCCTGCCGTGGGGCGATGTCGACCTGAGCAGGCCTAGCCAAAGGCTCGGGGAGGCCGCCGAATGAGGGCCGAGGCCGGGAGCTGGCTCCGCTTCGAGCGCCCGCCAGAGGCGTTCGCGTCGGCGATGGAGGCCCGCCTCACGGTCCCGAACCCCGAGAGGGCGAAGAGGGAGCGCATGGGGCTGTGGGCCGGCGGCGAGCCCGAATCCCTCGAGCTGTTCGTCAGGGACGGCGGGGACCTGCTCCTCCCGTTCGGATGCCTGAAGGATTCGATCGAGGAGGCCAAGGCCATCGGGGAGCCCATCGAGTGGGAGCAGGCATTCGCCCCGTTCAGGCCCATCCGGCTCGAGGGCGGGCCAAGCCTCTACCCATACCAAGAGAGGGCCGTGGAGGCCATGCTGCGCGGCAGGAGCGGCGTGTTGGAGGCCCCGTGCGCGAGCGGGAAGACGCAGATGGGCCTCGCGCTCATCCAAAGGGTGGGCGGCAGGGCCGTCTGGCTCACCCATACCCAGAAGCTTCTTAAGCAGAGCGAGGAGAGGGCGAGGGCCCTCTTCCCGGGCGGGGGCTTCGGCGAGATAACCGAGGGGCGCGTCAGGATCGGCGAAGACATCACATTCGCCACGGTGCAGACGATGTCCAGGCTCGATCCGGCGCTTTATCGGGACGCGTTCTCCTGCGCCGTCGTGGACGAGTGCCAGCACGCGGCGGGGTCGCCCACGCGCGCCATGCAGTTCTACAGGATACTGTGCAATCTCCGGTGCAGGTGGAAGTTCGGGCTCTCGGCCACGCTTGAGAGGGCCGACGGGCTCACCCCGTGCATCTTCGCGACCATCGGCCCCAAACTCTGGTCCGTGTCGCAGGCGGACGTCGGGGCGAGGATCGTCAAGGCGGAGCACAGGAGGGTCGGCGTCCCGGGGGTCGTCGACCCCGCATCGTATTGCGGGCCGGACGGCATGATGGACTTCGCGCGGCTGCTGTCGCTCCTATGCTCCGATCGGGGCAGGGACGGGCTGATCGCCCGCGAGGCCGAGCGGAGGCGCGCCGAGGGGAGCGCCGGGCAGCTGCTGCTCACCGCCCGCGTGTCCCACGCCGAGGCCCTCGCCTCGATGATCCCGGGCTCATCACTCCTTGTGGGGAGGGTCCCGGAGGGCAAGAGGGACTACTCGGCCCCCATCCTCGTGGCGACGTACGCGCTTGCGAAAGAAGGTCTGGACATCCCGCGCCTGGACACGCTCCACCTCTGCACCCCGACGAAGGACCCGATCGCCGTGAGGCAGAGCGCAGGCAGGATCGAGAGGGCCTTCCCCGGGAAGCTGCCCCCCGCCATCCTCGACTACGTGGACGAGGGCATACCGTATTGCGAAGCGGCGTATCGCAAAAGGAGGGCGATCCTCAGGAAATGAAAGAAAAAGATTTACAAACATTTAAGAATGGGTTAAGATTCGGAAGAAGCTCAAAGGAGGTAAGGACATGAGCGTTTACGAGGCGATCAAGGATTCGATCAGGAGGGGGATGCCCGTCACGGTGGTCATCCATTGCGGCGGGGGGCTCACCCAGAAGACGATGAAGGCCGAGCGGTGGATCACCGAATGCGCCTACGACGAGGATCTGCTGGACGACCTCGACTGCATGGACGTCGACAGGCTCGACGTCGACGAGGAGGGGAAGGGGATCGTCCTGATCTCCGACACGGAGTTCGGGGAGATCTTCGACCACTTCAAAGCGGAGTTCGCGGAATGAGGATCGCCATAATCAAAAACGGGGCGCCGGTGGCCGAGGTCTCGGCGCCGAGCCGCGCCAAAGGCATGGCCGACAAGGTCTCGGCCACCCTGATCTCCATCGTCGCCGCCGCCCTCGTGTGGGAGGACGGCGGATCCGCCGACCTCTCCGGGTTCGAATGGGAGATCGACGAATCGGCGAGGAGATGGGTGGAGAAGGCGTTCCCATCCCCGGACGGGGAGCGCAGGTCGTCGCTGTTCGGCGCGCCCATACGATGGATCGGGGGGAACCTCGCGTGACGGGCGTCAGGCTCGCCCACGCGGCGCTGTCCATGCGCCACTCCGCGGACGAGGCCAAGAGGATAGCGTCCAGGATCCTCGCGGCCGCCGAGGCGTGCGGGGCGGAGCGCGGGGCCATCGACCTCGGAGACGGGAGCTGCGCCATCGTCTTCCGAAGCTCCAAAGGAGCCAGGAGGTTCGCCTCGATCGAGCGGTACTGGGTCCGAAAGGGCGTGCTCATACCCATCCAAGGGGATGCGCCGGATGGGCTTCTGGGGTGAAGGGCTTCCGAAAAGGGGCCCTTTTTCCATAAATAATTATTGCAAATGATAAAAAAAGCCTTAAAATGATTGCAAGAAAGGATGGCAAAGCCATGAAAAAAACAGAAAAAACGCAGAATGAGTGGCTCGAGGAGATGCTCGACGTCGGACATCGCGAGGCCCGCGATTTCCGCGAGCGGATCCTCGCCGGCATCGAGGATTGTAAAAAAAGGAAGATCGAGAGGATAGACGAGCTGACGGACCTCCTGGCCGGGGAATCCTCCGGGGGGAACGCCAAATACGCCGATTGGCTTAGGCTCCGGCTCGAGGCTTCGATCGGGGAGCTAAACGGACTTCGCGAGGCGCAAAGCGTCATCGATTTCGAGTCGGCGGGGGAATGGCGATGAGCGACGGGGGAGCGAAGGAGTACCACCGGCGGAAGTCGCGCGAATGGCGCGCGCTGCACCCGGATTACATGCGGGAGTGGTACGCGAGGAACCGCGATAGGCAGAGGGAGAGCTGCCGCAGATACTACAGGGAGCACAGGAGGGATATCAATGAGAGGGCAAGGAGATACTATGGCGAATGGATTAAGCGAGCTTGAGGCGGCCAAGGCGGAGATGGACTACCGCAGGCGCTTCGGCGGATTCGGATACAAGCAGGCCAAAAGGCACTACGAGCGCGTCCTGAGGCGCTCCAGATGGACCAAGGATGCTATTAGTGAAAAATAAGGAGGGCAATAAGATGGACAGCAAAATCGAAAAGGCAAAAGACGACGGAGAAGAGCATCGATGCGGAGTCTTTGATGGGCGCGAAATGGATCGTCGTACATTGCGTCACGGAATCGGGGGGAAAACCGCCGTGCGCATCCCCATCGGCGACGCGCGGCCGACCGTTTACCTCGGTCCGGATACCCCATCGCTGCGGCTCGAGGATTGCGGCGACGTCTGGGAGGTTTGCGGCGATGGCGAATGAGCAGCTGGACCTCTTCGCGGAGAGCAGGCCCCCGCTCAGGATCTCCAAGCCGATCCGCCTCATCGAGCTCTTCGGCGGCATCGGGTCCCAGGCGAAGGCCCTCGAGCGCCTCGGGGCGGATTTCGAGAGATGGCGCCTGTGCGAATGGGCCGTCCCCTCCATCAGGGCCTACGCCGCCATCCACGAGGGATGGAGGGGCGGGAAGGGGAGATGGGCCGGAGCGCCGATGGAGGCGCTCCTCAGGAGGACCGACGGGGTGTCCAGGGACTACAACCGCCCCATGCGCGAGGATGAGCGCAGGAGGATGGGGCGGAGCGCGCTCGAGGAGCTCTGCGGAGCCATGGACGCGTGCAGGGACTTCGCCCCGGACGTCTCGAGAGTCCACCCGGAGGACCTCGCGATGGACGACGCCCACGCCTACGTCCTCACCTATTCCTTCCCGTGCCAGGATCTGTCGAAGGCGGGGAGGCTCGCCGGCATGGGCAGGGGGACGAGGTCGGGCCTCCTATGGGAGGTGGAGAGGCTCCTCCTCGAATGCGGCGGGAAGAGGCCGGACGTCCTCCTGATGGAGAACGTGCCCGGAGTCTGCGGAGAGAGAGAGAGAGAGAGCATTGGCGCGAATGGCTCGGCGCCTTGGAGGGCATGGGCTATTCGAATTATTGGGCGAAGGTCAACGCCAAGGACCATGGGATCCCGCAGAACCGCGAGCGCGTCCTGATGGTCTCCGCCCTCGGCGGATTCGGATACCGCTTCCCCCCGAAGAGGCCGCTCGGAAGGCGCCTCATGGGGTTCCTCGAGCCTGACCCGCCGGCGAAATACGACCTTTCGCCGAGGATCCTGTCCACGATGCTCTTCGGCGAATCGAAGGGATTCGACAGGAGGGGCGACTTCGAGGACAGCGTCAGGGCCGGGACGCGCGGCGTGGCGAGGACCATCAAGGCCAAGGGGAGCTTCGACTCCGGCTGGACCGTGCTCATCCACAACGCCACGAAGAGGGGGTTCCTCGAGGCGGCGGAGGGCGACGGGCTGGACTGCTCATCGAGGATGGCCTCCCACCGCGGCACGGTGCAGAGCGGGATGGCGCAGACGATCAAGACGCAGGCGGACGTCGGCACGGCGTTCGGCGGGAGGCTCCGGAAGCTCACCCCCCTGGAGTGCATGAGGCTGATGGGCTTCGGCGACGGGGACTTCCGCGCCATGCGGGAGATCGGCATGAGCGACTCCGCCATCTACCACTGCGCGGGCGATTCCATCGTCGTCGACGTCCTCATGGACGTGTTCCGGGGGATGATCGGGTGATCGCCTTATTTCAATCCACGCCCCCGCGCGGGGCGACCGCAAAACTCGAAAAAACGTGGCGGGGGGCGCTGAAAAGGGGATGCACTTCCCCTTTTTTCGCTTTCCGCGTATAATGCTTTTGCAATGATAATCAAGGATATTAAGCTTTCGGCCCTCAGGCCGTACGGGAACAACCCAAGGGACAACGCCGCCGCCGTCCCGAAGGTCGCCGAATCCATCGGGAGGTTCGGCTTCCTCGTCCCGCTCGTGGTCTCCCCAGACGGGGAGATAGTCTGCGGGCACACGCGCTACGAGGCAGCCAAGAGGCTCGGGATGGCGTCCGTCCCGTGCGTGGTCGCCGACGGGCTTTCCCAGGCCGAAATGGACGCCTTCCGCCTCGTGGACAACAGGACCGCGGAGCTCGCGGAATGGGACGAGGCCAAGCTCAGGGCCGAGCTCGACTCCCTCATCGGGGAGGGGATCGACCTCAGCGGGTTCGAGTTCGGGGACGTCCTGGGCGAGGAGAGCGCCATCGGCGGCCCGGGGATCCCGGAGGAGGACCCGGACCCCTCCAAGGACCCGGTCAGCCGCTTGGGGGACCTATGGGAGATGGGCGGCCACCTCCTCCTGGTCGGGGACTCGACCGACCCCGCGTCCTACGCGAGGCTCATGGGCGGCGAGGAGGCCGACCTCATCGTCACCGACCCGCCGTACAACGTCGCCGTCGAGGAGGGCGGGATGACCATCGAGAACGACTCGATGGGCGACGAGGAGTTCCGCGCGTTCCTCGGCAGGGCCTTCGGGCTGTCGTTCGCCAAGCTCAGGGCGGGGGGGGCGTGCTACGTGTGGCACGGGACGAAGAACGTCGCGGAGTTCTACTGCGCCATGAGGGATTCCGGCATCGAGCCCAAGGAGGACCTGATATGGGTGAAGTCGCACTTCTCCCTGTCCAGGCTGGACTACAAGACGCAGCATGAGTGCTGCTTCTACGGGTTCAAATCCGGCGCGGCGCACTACTTCGCGCCGGAGTACTGCAACCCGACCGTGCTGCTCGACGAGGGCAAGGACCCGGAGTCGATGACCAAGGAGGAGCTGGTCGCCGCGCTCAAATCGGTCAGGGGGAGCGTCCTGCGCCACAAAAAGCCGAGGTCGGCGAAGGAGTTCCTCCACCCGACGAGCAAGCCGGCGCCGATGATCGAGGAGATGGTCAGGCTTTCCAGCAAGCCGGGGTGGACGGTGCTGGACCCGTTCTGCGGCAGCGGGACGACCCTGGTGGCGTGCGAGGCCATCGGGAGGAGATGCCGCGCGATCGAGTTGGACCCCGTCTACGCCGATGCCATCGTGCGGCGATGGGAGGCGATGACCGGGAAGAAGGCAAGGAGGATCGAAAATGCCGATGAAGCCGTTTCTTGAGACCAGACCGGAGCAGGTGGATCTGTTTTTGAAATGCATCCGGATGGGGATGTCGGAGAAGAAGTCGGCGGAGTACGCCGGGCTCAACCCCGACACGACGAGGGAGTGGAAGAGGGAAGGCGAGCGCCGCTCGGAGGAGGGCATGGGCGAGGAAGACGCTTTCGTCGCCTTTATCGCGAGGATAAAAAAGGCACGCGCCGAGTTCGTCGCGGACTCCCTGGCCAAGATCCACCGGGCGGCCGGGAAGCAGTGGCAGGCCAGCGCGTGGCTCCTCGAGCGCAGGTGCCCGGAGGACTTCTCCCCGCGGGTCGACGCGACCGTGTCGGACGCGAGGATCCAGATCGTGAGCGACGTCAAGAAGGAGGGGGAGTAGCTTGCCCCGCATATCCGTCCAAAAGCTCATCGGCGGGGGATACGGCAACGGTTGGTACACCAACTGCCGCGCTAGGTACCGGGTGTTCGCCGGGGCCCGCAACACGAAGAAAAGCGTCGACATCATGGGCTTCGAGCCCATCCTGAAGATACTTTCCAACCCCTATCGGAACGTGCTTTTCGCGCGCCAGAACGACGTGGACAACGGATCCTCGACGTTCCCGAACATCATCCAGAGGATGGAGGAGCTCGGGGTGCTCGGCGAATTCCAGATAAGGAGCGCCCCGAGGAGCATCGTCTACAGACCCACGGGGCAGGAGATACTCTTCAAGGGATTCAACAATCCCACGAGCCAGACCTCACTCAAGGCGAGGAGGGGGGTATTCACGGACGTCTATTTCGAGGAGTCCAGCGAGCTCAGGAGCTACGAGGACTTCCGCAAGGTGGACGGCTCCATCCGCCTCGGCGTCGGGGAGGCGGAGAGGTACGGCCTGTCGGAGGCGGACCTGCAGCTGACGCTGTGCATGAACCCGTGGAATAAGAGCCACTGGATCTACGACGTCTTCTTCAAGGGCAGGCTGGAGGACGACCCCGAGGAGATGGAGCGCAGGAGCTTCATCGACACGTACGATCCCGGGTTCTCCCTCGGCTTCGGGAGGGGTCTGTACCTCCACAAGGCGAACTACAGGATCAATGAGTTCCGGTCGCCGGACTACGACGCAAACATGGCGATCCTCCGGGAGAAGGCCCCGGAGATCTACCTCGTTGAGGGGCTGGGGTGCTGGGGCAACAGCGCCGAGGGCACGTACCCGGAGTTCACGGACGACCTCATCATCCCGCGGCAGGAGGCAAATTCGATCCCGCTGGCATGCGTCTGCGTCGGGATAGACTTCGGCATCGGCAACGGGGAGGGGAGTCCCCTGAGGGGGAAGGAGCAGGCGAAGGCCATCGGCTCGGCGACCACGATGCAGCTCGTCGGGCTCGCGTCCGACTTCTCCTCGATCGTGTGCCTCGACGAGTGGTTCTGGACCAATCAGGGGCCCATCAAGAAGACGGGCCCGCAGATCCAGGCTGAGATGGTGGGAAAGCTCAAGGAGTGGAGGGACTCCGCCCACGCCGGGGCGTTCGGCCTCGGGGGGGTCGCCTGCTACGTCGACTCGGCCGACTCGGGCGGGTTCCGCCAGGGCCTCGAGCTTGAGGCGCGGAGGAGGGGGCTGATGTCGGCCGCCTTCCTCCCGTCGACGAAGATCCCCATACAGTCCCGCGTGGACTTCTCGCGCCTCCTCATGGCCTACGGGGAATTCAAGGTGTCCGAGGCGTGCCCAAACCTCATCCGCGAGATGAGGAACGCCAGGAGGGGCGAGGACGGGCGCGTGAGGGCCGACTGGGACGACCACGCGACGAACGCGTGCGAATACGCATGGGCCCCCTTCAGGGAGCGCATCAGGCGGTGGAGGGCGTTCAAATCCCATTGACGAGCGGGGGCGGGCGCCCCCCTTTTTTCACGCGGGGGATGAAGCCTTTTGAAAGGTCGGCGAATGTTTTTCAGCCTTTTTTGTCGGTATTCCGGTAAAAAAATAAGGTTTAATAAGATTATCCATGGCGGAAAAGGCCGTTTTCCGTAGAGGGTTCGGTTTTTTATGACGATGGAGTTGGGTATATGTATACATATACCCAAAAAGCGGGTTCGGTAGAGGGTTATGACAGTTACCCCCCATTTTCCAATCCTTTTTATATTTTCTTTTCGCTATATGAAGGTAAAAAAGGGGGCAAACCGTCTACTACCCTCTACTTTGCCGCCGCTTTAGGGATATATATCCCTAATCCAGGATATGGAAAAAGCCCCCGCCTGGGTGGGGGCTTCCGCTTTTTCTTGATCCTCCGATCACTTCGGCACGCAAACGTCGTCGGTGAACACGGGGGCATTAAGGTCTGACAACATCACCTTATAATTCGATTGGGCGCCATCGGTCGCCATGATGAAATCGGTGGCGATAGTCCCTCCATGCAAATCAATCCCTATCGCTCCTTTCGCGTTGTTTCCTACCATCACGCACCCGCTCGCCGCAAGAGTGCACCCGCCGAACACCTCGTTGAGGTCTTGGTAACTATCGATGGGGGTGTTTTTCGAGGAGTAACCGGTGAAGACAATCTTGATACCACTTTTGTTTTCGGACGAGTAAGCTAAGATTGTGACGGTGTGCTGGTATTTTGCGATGCTCCCGATACCGCTAATCATGTCGGCGGCAGTCATGTGATCCCCATCGCTTGAACCAAATTGCAAGCCTTTATCAAGGTAATAGTCTTTAATCGTCCCATCATCGTTAAATTCGGGCGTTCGCGTCACAATAGGCCACCCTGTTTTTGCGAAATAGGCGCTTGCGTCGGGGTCACCCGCGGACGTAAAAACAACGTTGTTGCTTTCGTCGAATTTGGCAGGAATATAAATAGTTATAGTGGGCTCCCCGGTGTCAAGAACCGCAAAACAAAAGCCTAGGGAGGGTATGGGAGACGCTTGGCCGGGTGTGATTGTCGCGACGTTAGCTTCGATAAAGGGCCCTACAGCGGTAATTTCGATGTCGCCCCATTGGAAAGGCGCCAATCCGTCGCGCACCACGAATGCGCCGCCCACGCTAGTAAAAGTTCCATCCACCTCTAGGTTTTTGCCGACTTCGACGTCCCCCCCTTCGTGCGCCTTCAAAGCGCCGGCGAGGCTGACCTCTGTCCCCAGCACGTCGGTTGGGCGCGCATCCGACCCGAGCGAGAGCCTCCACGCCCCGGATGAGTCCTTCGCCGTCTTGGCCACGTAGTTCCCGGTGGATTTGCTTTTTATCTCGTCGGCCACGGCGCCCCCCGAAAAGGTCTGCGGCTCCTTCCAGTCGTTCGCCGATTCGGCGTTCGCCACGCCCTTCCACGATGCGGTCCCGTCCCCGTTGGCGAGCAGGGCCTTCCCCGCGTCTTCGGCCTTCTGCGGGGGCAGGGCCTCCTCGCTTTCGTCCGGCACGAGGTAGAGTTGGTCGGGGTCGGGGGACTCTATCCCCGCGTACTGCTCCGCCGTGAGCTTGTTGATTACGAATTGGTCCAATTTCTTGTCGGTAGGCATGATTTTTCTCCTTTTATTCCAAAGTCCATCCCTTGTCGGTGGCGATTTTCTTGTCCTCGTCCGTGAGCTTCGCGAGGTTCGTCGCCCCCATGGTCAGCGTCTTCGCGGACGTGACCGCCCTGAGATTGCCGATGATTTCCAGCAAGGCCTCCCGCGTGAATTTCGTGGAGGCGGATATGCCGAGGTTCTCCCCGATGTTCGTCATGTGGATTTCGGTGAGCGATGAGCAAGCGTAGAACATGTCGTTCATACTCGTCACATTAGACGTATCAAGAGCGGGGATTGCCGTAAGCTTTGAGCAAGCGTAGAACATTCTGTTCATACTCGTCACATTTGACGTATCAAGAGCGGGGATTGCCGTAAGCTTTGAGCAAGAGTAGAACATGCCGCTCATATTCGTCACATTAGACGTATCAAGAGCGGGGATTGTCGTAAGCTCTGGGCAAGAGTCGAACATGCCGCTCATACTCGTCACATTTGATGTGTCAAGGGCGGGGACGGTGGCAAGACGTTGACAGTAATAAAACATTTTATTCATACTCGTCATATTAGAGCTGTCTTCATAGTTCCAGCATCCCTCAAACGTCGTCGCTATTGAATAGGCGCACTTCCCGCCGGCTTCGAAGAACGCCTTCATGGAAGGGACCTTCTCCTTTATCACCGGGGCGACTTTCTCTTTCCCCAAATACATCCCCATAGGTCACCAGCTCCTTATCACAACGGCCGTCGCGCCGTCCTTGGTCGCGACTTCCTTCTTATTGTACGTCAGCACGCCTTCCTCGCTGAGCTTCACGACGCCCAGCTGGGTCGGCGAATTGAGTTCGATGGATTTGTCCCAGACGGTCAGCGAGGCCTTCCTCTCCTCCGACGTGGGCGCCGAGACGGCGACGTACTTGTTCGCCGCGCTGACTTTCACGACGTCCGATTGCACGGCCCTCAGGTTCTTCGAGTCCCATCCGAGCACGGACTGGTCGGCGATGTAGTCGGTGCCCGACCTCGTGAGGATGGGCTGAAGCAGCTGGAACGCGTCCGTCACCTTCCCCCCGTCGTCGACCTTGCAGTCGCCCACATACGCCGTGCCCTTGCCGTCCCACACCAAGGCGCCGTCGTTCGTCCCGTCGTATTTCCTCACATAGAGACCCGCGTACCCGGAAAGCTCCGTCTGGTTGCCCTTGGCGAGCCCGATGGTCTGCTCATCCGTCGAGAGGGACGTCGCGCTGATGGCCGTGAAATTCGCCGCGGTGAGCGTCCCGGACACCCTCAGGTTCCCGGACACCCTCAGGTCGGACCTCATCGAGACTGGCAGGGTGAAAAACGTTGACGTGTTGGACACCGAGAAAAGCTCCTTCCCATTCTCCCCGACCGAGAAGACCGCGAGCCCGCTCGATTCGTAATCGAACCCAACGGCCACGCTCCCCGAGCTGAGGCCGGACAGCTTGACGTTCCTCCCGATGGCGAACCCATGGTCGACCGAGGACGACGACCCCTTCCCAAGGGCCACGGAATTGGCCCCTGAGGCCCCTGAGGCGCCGGCCCCGACGAGGGAGCCTTCGCCCGTCCCGTTCGCTATGTTGAGCCTCAGGTCGCCGCCCGTGGCGACGGCGAGGTCGACGTAGTCCTTCGTGGCCGCCTCCTTCCCCTCGGTGGGGTCGGATTCGAGGAAGAGCTTCCCTTTGGCCTCGAGCCCCGTCTCCGAAGCCGTGATGCGCGACGCGCCGGTCGGGTCCGACACGATTGTCTTGGCCCCGTTGGTCCAGAACGAGGCGATGTTCCCCTCGGCCCTGACGGCGAAGTTCCCATTCACCGTGACGCCGGCGTTGGCCGCGCCGACGGCGGACGCCTGATTCTCGCTGATGATTTTCGTGACGGTCGGCAGGACCAACAGCCGCGAGGCCCCTTTCTCGGACGCCTTGGCGACGACGCCCGCGAAGAAGTCGACCTCATTGGAGACGACCTGCGCCCCCGCCCCGGCTCCCTTCACGAGGTAGCGCGCGTCGCCCTCGTTCGCCCCGATGGCCTTCTCGCCGCCCGGGAGCGCCAAGCCGCCGTCGGAGTCCCTGACCGCGATGGCGTTCGGGAGCGCCTTCTCGCTGGCTTGGATGGACGATTGGGAGCCGTCCGCGAGCTTGGCGTACGCCAAAGCCTCGTCGGTAGCCCCGGCGATTTTGTCGAGCTTGCCCTGGAGCTGGGCGATGAGCTGCGCGTACTCGCTCGAGGTGATGGCCGTTTCCCTGACCACGGCGTTGTCCTTCGCCTGGAACAGGATCGGGCCGAAGGAATACGTCTTGCCGTCGGCGCTGTCCGTCACGCCCGCGGAGTAAAGCCCGGCCCCGCCCGTCGATATGAGCCCGGACGGGAACGGGAAGCGCTGGAATTCGTACGGCTTCTCGGCCTTGAACAGCCTCATGTCGCGCGACTTGTCCAGCTTGATGGAGAGGCTCTCCTTCCCTGCGGCGGCGACGGCCGCATTGCCGTAGATCTCACCGCTGGGCATCCTGTACGAGATGTAGGCGATCCCACCGCTGGGGCTGCCGCCCTCGAAATATGCGTAGATCTCGTCCGCCCCTCCTTCGTTGCCGAAGCGCGGGGAGAATGACGAGGCGACGACCTCGCCGGAACCGTCCTGGAGCGCGTACGAGGAGACGATCTCCCCGACGCTCCCGTCCACATTGAGCCAGACTATCATTTCTTCTTCCCTTCCTTCCTCTCGTCGTATTTCTTGAATGCGTAATCGATGAGCCCTTCGTACTCCCCCTGTGTCCTGTCGGTCACCCATTTTGGCAGCGGATTGAACGGGATCGCCGCCGTCTCGCACGCCGCGACCACGGCGAGGGACTGCAGGAACACGTCGATGTCGGAGGCGATCGAGCTCAGGCAGAAGTAAAGGGCCAGAAGCGGCACCGTGACGCAGCACGCCCCTTTGATGCATTGCTTCGCCATGGACCATCCCCTGATGCCCTTGCACACGTACCTCAGGCACGAGATCGCGAAGGCGGCGACGATCGCCACGGCGATGAAGCCCCACCCTCCGAACTGGTAGGATGTTTTGGGCTGGAACAAGTCGTACCTCCAAACGATGAACGCCACGGGGGCGACGACGGCCAATGACGCCCAAACGGCGAAGAGGCCCCAGAACTTCGCCTTGGCCTTCGCTTCGGGGCTCGGCTCGGCCGCCTCCTTGCCCGCTTCCGTCTTCTCTGTGTTTTCCATATGCGCCCATTCTACACCCCGCCGAAGCGTTTTGAAAAGGCGAGGAAAAGGGCCCCGGCATAAGCCGAGGCCCGTTTTCCCGCTAAAGGAGGCATCCATGCCGGACGCCGGCGGCGGCACATCCCCGCCGCTTGGGCGCCTTAAGGCCATTCTACGCCCCGCCGGCGCGGTTTTCAATCATCGGGATCGCCCCCTCTTCCCTGACGCGCTGGGCGAAGGCCTCGCGGGCCTCCTCCTGCTGCGCCTTCGGCTTGAAGGACGAATCCTCGAAGAACTCGTCGTGCACGAGGCATTTGAGCTCGATGTAGTAGGCGTCGATGTCGTTCATCTGGCATCCGATCATGTACCCCATGAACGAGCTGGACGCCATCGAGGCGATGCGCGACGCGAATTTCATCCACGCCTTCGCGGCGGGCACCCCATTGGCCGAATCGTACACGAGGGATGTGAATATCATGGCCACCACCACCGTGACGGCGATCTTGGACGCGATTGACCAGGCGAGGAGGGCGGTCTTCTTCCTCCCCTCCTGCGCGCTCTGCTCCGTGGGGGTGCGGTCGCTTGAGGACTTGGAGCACGACAGGTAGTAGGAGGGATCGACGAGGGAGAACTTCAGTCTTTTGGCCCTCATGATCTCCCTGATCTGCCTCTTCGTGATCCCTTTGTAGAACCTGTCGCCGTACTTCTGCGGGGTCCCCACGAGCGCCCTGAGCTCCGCGTCGGTGAGGTCGAGCGTCGTCGGGTCCTCCACCCCCGCCCTCGACACGAGCCTCTCCTTGGCGGCCCTCACGTCCCTCGGCTGGAGGGCCTTCCTGACCCATTGCGAGAACGCGGAGATCCTCTTGCTGGAGAATATCCTTTCCACGCTCGAGGAGAACCTCACGCGGGCTTGGGCTATCTTGCTCTTCGGGTTCATCGCGTTCCCCGCCTGGGCAATGAACATCAGGCATATGATGGAGAAGATCACGATGGCGGCGACGATCAGCTCGTCGCTGAGGAACTCCTCCGTCTGCCACCTCGATGGGTCGATGACGAACGGGAAGAACGAGCACAGAGCGATGATGCTGGCGAAGCATATCAGCGCCCCCACCCCGAGCATGATCTTCCGATTCTGCAAGGGCCTCATTTCCTACCACCTCCGAGGGCGTAGTCGTGGATGGCGAGCCCCCCGACGAAAACCAGGTAGAGCCCCGCGAAGAAATACACGATGAACGCCCACTTTGTGGCGAACCACCCGAGAACGTCGAATCCGGACAGCCAGAACCCGACGACCAAAGAGGCGCCCCCGACGAGCAGGAACGCCCCGACTATCAGGGCCCACTTGAGCTTGGCGCCCATCAGATGGACGTGCCGTCCCCGCGGTCCTCGGTCTTCTCGATCACCTCGGCGACGGATTCCTTCCTCGCCTTCTCGGCGTCTTCCTTGGCCTTCTGCTGGGACTTGACCTCTTCCTTGGCCTCCTCGACGACCTCATTGGAGATGACGCCCATCTGCTGGATGAGGTCGAGGATCGCGAGGCGGCTCTCCGCCGTGTCCTCCTGGCTCAGGGCGAGGATCTTCGCGAAAACCTCGAGGATGCGGTTGGTCTTGTCGGCGTATGTGACGAGCTTGGGGAGGTACTTCTCGAACTCGGCCGAGACGTCGGCCGGCAGGCTCTCTTTCATCTGCCCGAGGACGAGCTCCTGAACCCTCTCCACGGTGAGCTGCTTGTCTTTGGCCATGCGCTTGAGCTCGCCGGCCATCTTGACGATCACGCCGAGGAACCCGAGGACCGCCGTGACGGTGGTGATGGTTTGGGGCGACAGCCACCCCTCGGCCCATTTGACCCAGTCGAACGAGGATTCGCCCGCACCTTCCGAATCCGGGGCGGAAGCCCCGTCCGAAACGAGGGACGCCTCGGGCTCCGAGGGCTCGGACGCGATGGGGGACGAGCCCCCATCCGGCGACCCGGACGCCGCCAGCAAAGCCGGCGACAGGGCCAAAACCAACAGTCTGCTAATCATCGCTTTCTTCTCCTTTGATGGCTTTCGCCAGCGCGTTCACGTGGGAGCGGAGCTCGAGCAGCTCGCCCCTCAGCGAGGCGATTTCGCCCCGCAGGGACTCATCCTCCTCGCGCAGGGGCCTCAGGACGCTCTGCCGCGTCTCGGCCGCCCATTTCCCGCCGTCCCACGCCATCAGGCTCCCCTCGCGGGGCTCCTTCGTGCACGACACGTCTATCGTCGCTTGAACCTTCATGACTTTATTTAATCCCTTTTCGGGGCTCCTTTCAATCCGTTTTGGGCTCCAGGCCGTATTTGGACGCCTTCGCGAACCCCGGGGCGTAGCTGCCGCCGCCGGAGATCCACGCGCGATCGCCGTTCTGCTGCGTGAGCGAGAGGTAAGCGAAATCGCCGTATAAGCCCGCGTTCGGGTATTGCTTCCCCTGGTATCCGAAGCCCATCAGGTCGACGATCGTGCCGTCGGCCCTGACGGCGGCTATCGTCATCGGGTAGTGGTACCGCGTGTCCTTTTTGAAGTCGTTGAGCTCATTCGAGAACCTGATCTTCACGCACCTCCCGCCGAGCTGCGCCTCCTCAAGGGACGCCGCTCCGCTCGGGAGCTCCTTCTTGATGTATTCCCCGGGGTAGGACTCCCTGTACGGCTCGCCGTTCCTCCATCGTGCCCCGGGCATGCAGATGGCCAGCCTCGCTCCTTCGGGGAGCCCGCCGAAGGCCGATGAGTACCTCCACAGCCATTTCGTGGCCAGCGGGCGCGGCCTGAGGTCGACCGTCGTCCGATACGACAGGGACACCGCCAGCGTGTACGCGAGCCTCTCCGAGGCGTCCTTGCCGCCCAGCGGGACGAAGCACGACAGCCCGTATGAGAAGTCCGACGCGTCCGGCTCAGACACCCCCCCTCTGTAGTAGTGCGGCGATCTCTGGATCTTGCGCACCTGCGACTCCGCCCCGGACGTCGCGATCACGTCTGGGGGGACAAGGGGCTTCAGCCGGGAGTAGAACCGGACCTCGCAGTCCCCATTCATCTTCCTCGCGCCGTACCATCTCTGCGGGAGCCCCCCGATCGGGTTGCTTTTGTAAGCGCCGGACGAATCGATGTATTTACCGTCGACGTACGGCCCGTCGGACGCGTTGTCGTATTCGGCGAACGTCAGGGAGAACCCATCGCCGGAGCACGTCGTCTGCACGTCGTTCTTCGTAAGGGTGAATGATCCCTCGCCGACGTCCGGGTCGCCCTCGACGGAGTCTAGGAAGCCGGAATTCACTATGGCCCGCGACCCGTCGGCCTTCCCCGACAGCGCGTCGAAGAACGCCCATATCCCGATGCTTTCGTCGGAGAACGAGACCTTGAGCCTCGGGTCCCCCGCCTCCGTGTACGGGAGGTATCCGCTTTCGCTCCATAGGACGAAGGCCGAGCCGAGCTCCCTCCTTTCGATGGATTGGGAATAGTCGACGTATTCGAACGCCCTGTATTTCGTCACGATGGATGAGAAGTAATGCTCCGCCACGGCGTTCTTCATGACGGAGTATTCGGCGTCGACGCAGTTCAGCCCGTACCTGATCGTGCGGGAGTGGCAGATGCCGCTCCCGTTGCCGAGGCTGAGCGGCGCGCCGAGCGTCCCGCACTGCAGGGAATGCTCGGCCCTTTGGTGCGCCGATGTGAGCATGTTTCCGATCCTGAGCGCCTTATCGGATTCCACCAACGACAGGCTGTCCATCGACGAGACCCCGCTGGACGCCGAGTCGAGCTGCTCGATGGGGAGGTTAGCCTCGTTGAACGGCTTGGAGAACGGGAGCTTGACGTCCGCAAGCGGGACATATTCCACGTCGAAGAACAGGAGGGCGAACGCGTTCGCCTCTCCGTCGAAGAAAGGATTGTAGATCCTTGGTCTGTCGAAGATCTGCGCCGGGTCGCACCCGGCGAACGCCCCGCCGTACAGCCTCATGAGAGGACCGTACTCGAAGCGTATGGCGGAAATGAGGTTCTCGACGTACGTCTTCGTCTCATCCCACCACCCGTTGCTTTTGGCGTAGGTGCTCGAGAAGCCCTCTATCCTCCTCCCGCCGATCGAATACCCGACCGTGGCGTAGAGCCACTTCGCCATCTCCGCGGCCCCGGCCCAATCCGGCATGGACAGGAAATCCACTTCGAGCTGGCTCCTCTTCGAGGATTCGACGCACAGGGGGGTGATGTCCTCCTCCGCGAGGTAGGCCATGCTCTCCGCTTTCCTCACGTACCAATAGCCGATGGGCTCCGACCCGGAGTATTTCGAGAAGAACCCCGTGCCGTTGTCGTACACCGAAAGGGAGGCCTTCCTGTCGAGCTCCTCCCAATCGGTCCCGCTCTGGACCTTCCCGGAGAACGTGGCCGACGCCACGGCCAGCGTCCCCTCGCCGAGCTTGGAGAGCTCCCACCCCTTGATCTTGATCTCATTGGCGCCCTCGCTTCCGTACGGGACGCCTTCCCATTTCACGTCGTATTCGATCGCGGTCCCCGCGGTCGTCTCGATGGGGTCGAGCCCGCCGGAGGCGTTCGTCTTCAGCAGCGACAGCACGATGGACACTTTGCCGTCGACGGTCGTGGTCGTGGAGACGCTTTTGACGAACGGCTTCATCGAGAATACGGCCCATCCGCCCTCCTGGGTCCACGACATCGCCATCCCGCCGCCGTGCGCCCCGGGGGACATGTACCCCTCCCACGCGTTGTGGGCGACGTTGGCGGATGGGATGGATTCCACGTAGGCCCCCATCCTGAGCTTCGTCACCTCATAGATGGGGAAGCGGGTCTCCAGGAAGAGGTTCTCCCGCTGCTTGAGGACGGCGCGGTCCCTGTCCCTGAAGCACAGCTGCTCGATGGACGTCCTCCCCTCGGCGTCGACCGTCTGCGGGGCCTCGGCCACGAGGGTGTTCGCCCATGAGTCCGAAGCCGCCGAGAACGACGTCTCGACGCTTCCCCAATAGCCGCTTAGGTCGTTGACCATGTTTTTGACGCCGTAGAGCTGGCATCTCTCCGGGAACGAGAAGTCTAGGTAAGAGAGCTTGCCGAACTCCACCTTCGGGATGCAGCCAACCTGCGCGAAAAGCGACGTCAAAGCCTGCCTGAGCGTCGGCTTCGACATGCTGAGGTCGGCGCATTCGGCGCTTTTGAACTTGCCCCAGTCGGCGGCGGGGTCGATCTCTATGGCCCTGCCATGCTCCCAAGCGCCCGCGCCGACCGCCTTCTTCACGCATGGGGAGTACCTATGCATGAGCCTCGCGATCCAATCGTAGACGCTGAGCCTGCCCGACGTCAGCGAATGGGTTATCGATAAGTTCGGGAGCTGAACCTTCTCAAGGAGCTTCGTCTCCGACATCAGCGACAGCGTGTACGTCACCCCCCAGCTCCTGTCGTATCCGACGTTGTGGTACCCGATTCTCTCCGCGGCCACGGAATCGACCAGGAAGCCCATGTACCTGTCGTCCCCGAGGCGCGGCATGTGGTACCCGATCGCCTCGCTTGCCTTGAACTGCCACTTACCACCGCTTTTCGCCACCGTCCCGTCGAACCAGTACTTGTATCGCTCCTGGTATTCGTAGCTGTCGTACCCTTGGGGGTACTGGGCGGGGAACCCGAGGCGCGCCCTGAAGCTGTATCTGCCGTCGAAATCGTATTTGAAGGGATCGGACCCGCCGAGCTCGATGTCCCCCCACTTTCCGAGGAACTTGGCCTTCAGATTATCGGCGCTCGGGGACGATCCGGAGCCGCTCTGATCGACGTTGATGAGCCTCGTCATCACGCCGTCGCCCTCCTTGATCCTGAGGATGACCGGCGTGTACGGCTCGAGCGTCCCAGGATCGGGCCCATTGACTTCGCCACTGCCGCCCTTCCTGATCCTCACCTTCGCGCTGTCGAGGGTCTCGTCGAAGTTCTCGGTCACGGAGAAATCCGGGAGGACCTCCTCGACCGCTCCCCTGTACGAATTCCCCTTGTCCAAATAGGCGATCCAAGCCTTAGGCATCTATCTGTCCTCCCCTATCGATCCGGCCGTGAGCGACCATCCGCTCCTGGCCCTTTGGAAGCCCAGCTGGGCGTCCATCCTCTCCACGCTCCGGGATTGGGCGCCCAAGGCCCTCCAGTACTCCAGCGCCTGGGATACCCCATAGGCCCCCGCGCCAGCGGCCGCGCCTATCAGCGCCCCGGCGGCTCCTCCGGCGGACCCCGCTCTGGCCCCGGCGTAGGCCGACGCCGCGATCCCCATCACCTTGCCAACGTACGCCTTCGCCACCATCATGTTCCGCTCGCCGATGTAATCGTCCGTCTGGGAGTAGTACGCCCCGATTTGGTACTGCGCCTCGGCCGTAAGCTCCTGGACCGCGGCGCTGTAAGCCTGATGGAGGAGCCACGACGCGATCCCCGCGTCCCCGTTTGAGCGCGATGCCTGCTCGCCCTGCTCCGAGTCCGGAGCCCCGCCCTGCTGGGAAGGCTGGTCGGCGCCCTTCCTCACGATTATGGTTATAGTCCTCGTCTCGGCCATGTCAAAGCGTGAAGGCGGCGGTGATGTAGGTCACCGCGCCAACCTCCTTCTTGATGCTCACCGATGCGCATTTGAACGACTTTTTCTCGTATTTGACTCCCGTGCTGAGCTCGAGCGTGAATTGGAAGTCGTTGTTGTTCGCGTTGTCCCCGTACCTCAGGTAGTCGAGCGCCTTGCAGAGGAGTCCCGTGTCGTAGTAAGTCGCGATGGCGAACGAATACGAACAGAACCCCGAGATGGACTTCGCCCATCCGCCCGATCCGGGGAGCGGCTGCGGGCGCAGGTCGTTCGAGTAGCTCTCCGTGAACGAAAGCAGTGGGACCTCCTCCTCCTTCCCCCCGTATGAGAACCTGAGACTCTTGACGTCGTTGGCTGACGAGGATCGCACAATGATGGTCATCCCGACCCCCATCGTGGCCCTGAAGCCCTCCCAGGCCTCGTTGAACGGCCCGTAGACCTCCGGCGTCTTGATGAGCTCGGTGACGTTCCCGGACGTCTTCAGGTTGTACCGGGACGCGAATTCCGAGAGCAGGGCCCTCGCCGCGTCGAACGTCCCCTGCTCGGACATGCATCGCACGGTGGCCTGCAGGACGCTCTGCCCGAAGGTCACGCTGGCGGGGCCGTACGAGACGACCATGTACACGACGTTGGGGGATACGCCCTTCCTGCGGGTGAACTGCCTCTCCTGATCGACTTCCACGGACAGTCCATCGAACGCGCCCGAGTTGGCGATGGACATTATCTGCCCCTCGATCTCCTCTGTAAGCGCATCGTAGTCTATTGAAACGTTGTCAGCCATGCTTCCCCCTCCTGTCCGCCGATTCCGCGGACCTTATCTCAACCGAATACCCCTTTCGGGACGCCCATTCCATGATCGCGTCCTCAACGGCCCTCTCGACGTATCGCCGATGCTCCTTCGAGAATCCGCCCTTGACGTCCACGAGCTGGGCGTAGGACCCGAATTCCGGGGTGTGGATCACCGCTCCGGTCTTCCTGAATTCGTTGATGTCGTACTTCGTCGCCGGTATGTGGACCTTGAACGATTTCCCGCCCAATGGGTCGGACGCCCCCGACACCCATATCGTGTCGGCGAGGTTGTGGGAAAGGAACACCGTCTCGAAGTCCTTCCTCGCGAACGCCTCCACGTACCTGGCTATCTGGAACAGGTCCTCCTCGGTTATCCCGATCCCTCCTTCGCCGTCGGTCATCGCCTATCTCCTGAGCTCGATGAAGGTCGAGAGCTGCGGATGCCTCGAGAGCTCGCTCCTGCGCCTGAGGCGCTGCGTCTGGACCGATTGCACGGCCCACACGTCGCCGTCGTATTCCACGGCGTCCTCGGGCGAGATCCCGGACACGTCGTCGTTGGTCCTTATCGTGACCGAGTGCCTGTCGACCATGAAGGATGATTCGACGATTTGGTCGGAATGGGACGCCACGCGCTCCTCGCGTGCGTAGAACGACCCCTCGGCCTCCTTCCTGAGCGCGAGCTCGCGCGGCGGGACGCGCTGAGATTCGTCCCTCCTCCACCACCTGCAGAGGTCGTGCATCGTCCTCCGGGACGCGTACGGGTCAGCGAAGCCAGCCGGCATCCCCGGAGTTCCTCCCATGGTTCCCAATCTTCCTGCACCAAAGCCCGCAGAGCGTCAGCTCCATCTTGGCATTGGGCGCGACCGTCCTCTCGGCCAAATCCCCGAGGCTCGCCACGGCGCCCGTTTCCTGGTCGTACCCACTGTCCGTGGACAGGTCGCCGTTCTTGAACACGTAGAGGCATTGCTCCAGAAGGGCTCGCTTGTAATGCTCCTTCTGATAGTCCGTGAAGCGAGCGTATTCCCGCTCGGCGTTCCTATAGAAAGCCGCGTCGACGTACGTCTCGAGTCTTTGGCACACGCGGGTGAGGAAGGCCTTGGCGGTCAGCGACGGGTTGTCGTCGGAACGCAGCTGGGCGCTCAGGTCGATGCCGCTCCAATCGCGGAACTCGTCCAGCGTGATGAATCTGGTGTTTAGTTCTTCCATATGGCCCAATTATACAAAAAAAGGGGCGTTCGTTCACCCCTCGTTTTCAAGCCCGCGGGCGATGCCGCCTCCAAGCCCTCCGAGATCGAAATCCACGGGACCCTGCGATTCCAAGAACGCGTCGAACTCGTCGGGCGCGACGGGCGACCCCCTGTCGATCGCCTTCCTCAGGAGCGCCTCGTATCCCTCGCCGGAATCCATCCCCATGGTGTATGGCGGGTTGGATCCGAACTTCGCGACGTACTCTTCGTAGATTTCCTTGCTCATAGCTTTTCCCCCTTAAGCAGCTTTCCGTACACTTCCTCGAACGCGGCGACGGATTTCGGGAAGAACCTCTTGGCGAGCTCGTACCTCGATTGGTCGGGGTCGCTTTTCGCCGAGAACATCTCGGCGAAGAACTCCCTCCCCCTCCCCGGCACGCCGGCCCTCTTCCAATACGCCGATCCATGGACGAAGCCGTTGACCCCGTATCCGCCCTTCTCGAATCCGCTCACGACGTCGGACACGTCCCCCCAATCCATGTTGGCCTTCGCGTCGCCCGGCTTCACTTCCCTGGCGTACGCTTCCCTGATCTCCCGCGCCTTCTTGGAGCTCATTTCGCCCCTGAGGGTCTCCGCGATCGTCTTGCCCGACGATTCGGTGACGTAGGATTCGGAGACGTATTTCTTCGGATTCCAGAAGGTTTCCCCCTCGTCGGCGGACATCACGTAATCGACGGCGTGCCCGAACTCGTGGAACAGAACGTCCTGCGTCCTGTCGAGCCCGCCGAATAGCTTCTGCTTCCCGAAATTGACCGATTTCGCCTGGGTCATTTTCCCGGCGACCACCGACCCGCCAAGCGGAGAGAAGAAGCTCACCGGGCGCGCCGTCTTCTCCACCCTGACGCTCGAAGATATGCCGGAGATGATCTTCCTGCTGCCCTCGCTCCCGGCGTCCCAGCACTTCGCATAGGTCCCTCCGAGGCCATCCAGGGATCTCCTGACGTCGTCGCCGCCCTTCTTGGCGTCCGCCTTCTTCTCGCCGCCCTTTGGCGCGGCCCCCTTGATGGCGATGCCGGATTTCTCGAGCCCCTGCTCAAAGCCGCCCCCATCGGACTTGTAATGGACGTTGCTCCCGGAGGCGTCGTCGGCGTATTCGCCGGAGGCGTCCCCGTTCCCCTGCGGGATGTAGTTCTGCATCTTTCTTGCGAAGTTCGGTTTCTGTGGCATGCGACCATTATAGACGAAAGGCCCGGGTTTTCAAACCCCGAGGCCTTTTTTGATGCCGTTAGTTAGCCTGCGGCCGGCGAGGTAGCTCTCCGCGATGTCCCGCGGCGACGCTATCCGATAGAAATCGGTTTTGCTGTAGAACTTGCCGGTATGGTGCCATCCGTCGCGTTCCAAGGCGATCTCCTTCAGCCTTTGCAGCGGCATCTCTCTGAGCTTTGGGAGCAGGAACGACAGCTGGCCGTCGAATTCGATCTCATCCAAGATCGCCTGCTTCGTCCATCTGCTCTTCGGCATGGACCCGGCGTCCTCGCTGGCCTTCGCGCTGTTGCTCATGCTTCTGCCGGAATACCCGCCGACCCTCACCCCCTGCGTGATTGGGTCGCCGTCGAGCACGTCGCCGGGATCGATCCCCCCGGATTCGATGGCGCTTAGCTTCTCCTCATCGCTCTTTTTCCGGAACACGTCGCGGGCGGCGCGCTCCGCCTTCTCGCGCGCCTCCTCCGCCTCGGCCTCCTTCCTGCCATCCTCCTCTTCCTCCAAGAATTTCGGGATGGCATCCTGGACGCTTTCCGCCTCGATGGTGTGGAAGAGCCATGAAGGGGAGCTTTTTCGCCTGATCTCGAAATACGTCCTGCCCTTTTCGAACGATTCCTTGACCACGAAATCGCCGACTTCCCTCGGCGGGGCATCCCATGTCCCCCCATGTCTGAACAATCCGTGTTTTTTTTCTACCGCATCGGCCTCATCCGACCATTTCCTGTACTCGTCGGATTCGATGTCGATGTCCCCGAAAAGATCCCTTGGAAGCTTCCCGTGGGCTTCGTTTATGCGTTGAGCCTCCCCGTGCCAGCACTCGGCGCCATTGTTCGCCTTGTCCACGAAATGGCCGCGATCGTCCCTGTATTCTTTGTTGCCCATGCCTTTATCATGGCATCCGGCGCGAAAAAAGGGAAGCCCCATCTGGGCTCCCCCATATTCGCCGATCAGGCTTTGGTCAGGCCGTCGGCTTTGCCGGTGGCGATGATGACGTTGGCGGAGTTCTTCAGCGCGAAGTACTCCGTGGCCCCGGTCGCCGCGAAGGTCCCGCCTTCCGCGATGGAGGCGGAGGAGTTGTCGGTCGCCCCAAGGGCGAACGCGGCATCGGCCTTGTGGATCACGGTCCCGAGCATGCCGCCGGGGGTGGTGTAGGCCCCATCGAGGCGGTAGTTGCCCTTCGTCGCGGTCGCGGTGAGGGCGACGTCGAGGCGGCTGGCCTTGGCGATGGCCGCGTCGGAGCTGACCGAGACGTAGCACCCGAGCACCTTGTTCTTCGGGACGATGCAGTCGTGGTAGATGCGGAAGTTGATCTTGTACCCGTCGAAGTCCTGGACGGAATCGGGGGAGAAGACCTTGCCTTTGTTGAGCTTCACCACGGGGATGATGGCCTTCTTCGACGCGATGATGTAGTTCAGGACGTGGGACGAGGCGGTCGGGGCGTATCCGGCGTCCCCGACGCTGACGTCGTCGTAGAAGCGGTCGCTGGGGACCACGACGATCGGGCGCCCGGCGTATGCGCTGAGGTGGAACGTCGCCCCCCTCTCGGAGGTGTAGTCGCTCTGCGTGAGGGTCTTGTAGATCTCCTCGGTGTTGGCGATGGTGGTCCATACCTTGGGGGAGACGAAGATGACCTGCTCCTCCTCGGGGACCTCATGCTCGGCGAGCCATTCGAACCCCTTGTTGAAGAGGTGGGTGATCTCGCTGGCGTCCCCCTTTGTGGTCACGGGGGCTTCGGAGACTTTGTTGCCGAGGAACGAGTTCGCCTTCCCGGCGATGGTCGCGAAGCGGATCGCGTCGCACTCGGGGACGACTTTGGTGCGGAGGAACTCCGCCAGGAGGTTGCCGATGATGAGGCCGGCGGTCTCCTCGTTGTCCATCTCGTCGACCTGGAACTGCTTGCCGCGGTCGTAGCGGAGCTTGACGATCTCCCACCCGAAGGAGGCGCTGCCGACGGCGTACCCGTCGTTGTGCCCCGCCCCGTTGAAGTCGGTGCGGTTGCCGCCGCCGGCGTTGGAGTTCGCCCTGTAGTAATCGGAGAGCCCATCCATCAGGATGTTCCCGATCTTGACGTATCCGGCCTCCTTGAAGTCGAGGTCGATGTACTTGTCGCCGCGCTCGAGGATGGCGGTTTTGGATTCGGTCGCGAAGACCGTGTCAAGCGCCTTGGTCAGGTACTTGGTGATCAATTGGAAGTTGTTTGCCATTTTCCTTGTTTTCTGTGCCTTTCGTCACTGCCCGATGAATTTCATCCCGAATAGCTTTTCGGCGCCGGCTTGCTCATCGGCCCGCCCCTTTTCGAGGAGCTCAAGCCCGGCGGCGAGGTCGTCCTCGCCGATCTTGCCCTGCTCGGCCAATTCCCGGAGGGCTTCCGCCGCCTCTTCCGCCCCGAGGCCCTGCGCGAGCATCCCCTTCACGAGGTCCTCCACGCTCTTCGCCTCTTGGGCCGGTTTGGCGGCCTGCTGGTTCTCGTCCATTTCGATTTCCTTTCTCAGACGAAGCGATCGAGGCCGAACAGCCTCGCCGCCTGTCCCTCCAAGTCAGGTCTCTGCTTGGCTTGCGGCTCCGCCCCTATCTGCACCGGCTTCGACGCCTGGGCCTGCGCGGGGGTCGCCCCCGCCCATTCGGGGTGGGTCCCGATGGCCTGCTTGATGGCCTCTTCGCTCATTTCGAGCCCCTTCCCCTTGAAATAGGTCCTGACGTCGTCCTCGCGCTCCGGGACGATGCCGCTGTTGCGGATCGCGATGCTTTCCTTCAGGGACCGGTTCTCGGCCAGCGCCTCCTCGAGCTCGCGGGATTTCTCCCCGTAGCCCCTGGCGCGCTCCGCCAATTCGTCGATCCCGCTTTCGTCGCTCACGCCGAGCCTGGCGAAGAGCTGCTGGTCGCGCTTGGCCAAGCGCTCCCTGACGATCTCGTTCACCCTCTCCTGCGTCAGCGGCTCATGGGAGGCTTGCCCGCCCTCGGGCGCATCGCCGCCCGCGGATTGGCCTTCTTCGTCCCCGTCGGCGGTCCCCGGGGCGCTTCCTTCTTCACCCGCCTGCTCGTCCTTCTCGTCTTCCAATTCGAACATGAAGCTATTACCTCGCTATCTCAGTGCCGACATTGTATGCTATCCGAACGATTTTCGCAAATAGGCCTTCCACTTTTCGAGCATGAGCCTCGTCTTGCCGAGGTCGCGCTCAAGCTCCTCGCACGGCCGGAGGGCGAGCATCTCCCGCTGCTCGTCGTACCTCTCCTCGTACCGCTCGATGATGGACTCGACGTTCCGCCTGGTGTACCACCCCGCGGCCGTGGAGTGCCGGAGCGCCTGCCTGCCGCCCCTCGGCCCGACGGCGTGGACCATCCCGCGCTCCCTGAGCATCTCGCCCACGCTTTTGTCGGACAGCGCCTCCGAGGTCGGGATGGACGCCGCGTAGTGCCTGCAGTTCGGGCGGGTGAGGAGCCACGTTGGGCGCCCCTCGGCGGCCTGGAGCGTCCGGCACCCCCTCTTCGCTATGGCCGCCTTGACGGCGTCGGGGTCCTTCGCCCTCGAGCGCCACCCGGAGTCGACGTAGAGCCTGCCCTGCCACGCCTCGTGGTCCTCCGCGCAGTCCCCGTGCTCCGATACGAGCCAGAAGAACTCCTGCCCATCGCGCGCGTTCTCCAGCGCCCCGCCGTCGGCCTCCTCCCTGACGAGCGCCTCGATGGAGTTGGCGGCCTTCCCCTTCTCGGCGGCCATCCCCTTGCGCACGCCGAGCCTCTTGATGGCCCTGTACGCGGCCGACGGCCTGCCGGGCGGGGCGGCGCCCGCCGACGCGGCGGACACGGCCCTGAACGCCCTTTTCGACTCCTCCACGAGCGGGAGGAGGAGGAGCGCCCAAAGGGCGTGCCTCGGGGAATCCCGCCCGCCTCGGCCGCGGGACGCGGCCGTCAGGGCCGCCTTCGGGAACTCATCCGGCCTGAGGGCGGCCATGTGCCTGAGCCCCAAGGCGTCGAGGGCCCTATCGCCCGCCCTGATCGGGGAGCCCGAGGCTGCCAGCGCGTACGCCTTGGCCGTCAGGTCCCTCCGAAGGGACTCCATCGCCTCCGCCGCCAGCTCCTTGGCCCTCATGGCCTCTTCCGAACCCGTTGTCGCCATCGAATCCCAATTCCCCCATCACGGAGGCCTGCTCGGCCTCCCTGTTCCTCGCTATCGCCTCGACCTCGCGCCCCTTCTCCTCGGGGGACATCCCGTCCCCGTAGAGCCTCTCGACGAACTGCCCGTCCGATATGGCCCCGGCCTGCCACAGCGGGAGCAGGGTCTGCGCCTGGCTCTCGAACGATGGGTTCGCGAACCCCGGGAACTTGACCGAGACGGACGGCTCCGACGTCGGGATGGACCCGGAGTCCATGTACACTTTGAGCGCCGCGAGGTCCAAGGCGCACTCGGCGACTATCCCCTCCTCGCTCGCCACGATGGTGTCGCGGGTCATGAGGGTGATCTTCTCCTTCTCCCGCTGGGCGTCGGCGTTGTCCTTCTTGGCGACGTCGATGCCCATGGTCGCCGGGGAGAGGAGCCCCGTCAGGATCATGTCTAGGATCGCCCTCTGCTCCTGCGAGTACTGGTCGAAGTTCAGCGCAGGCTGGGTCGTCTGGATGGAATTGTCCACCCTCCCGTCCCCATCCGGGATCCCGCTCTTCATCACGTATTGCCTGTTGTAGACCTTCGGCATCCTCGGCTCGCCGGTCCTGCCGTCCCTCTCGAGGACGTCGGGGGAGTAGTACTCCACCGGGGTCGATACCCTGCTCGTCTGCGAGCGCTGGGACAGCGACTGGTCGAGGTCGTCGAACAGGTCGTACCTGCCGGCGTACACCGATCTCCCGTACCCCGGCCTGTCCGGGTCGAGGTAGAAGCGGCACGGGACGGCGAGCATCCTGCGGAGGCCGGGGAACTCAACGTCCCTGAGCCCCTCCAGCCCCCTGACCTCGGAGAGCGGGCACGGGGTCGCCTCGTCGTTCCTCCCGAGCCTGTAGAGCGAGTACTCGATGGCGGAGTTCCCGCGCTCGTTGACCCTGCGGGTCTCGAGGAGCACGTAATCCTTGCCCCCCTCGCGGTAATACGATTTGAAGATGGCCCCGATCGTCCTGCCGGAGCGCACGGCGAACTCCACGTCGCGGGCCTCGCAGAACTCCGCCATGGGCCAATCCCCGAGGCGCGAGTCCCCCGGCACGGAGAACCTCCAGCACCCCCACCCCTCGGCGAGGGTCATCGGCACCTGCCTCTGGGAGTATTGCTCCCAGAACCCGCACTTCCCGAGCAGCGGGCCGAGGTCGGACCCATCGGGGGCCGAGACCTTCGGGCGGCCGACGGCCGCCGCCAGCGTGTCCACGATGGCGCGAGGCACGCCGGAGTGCACCCTCTTGATGTTCCCCTCGGTGGGGCTGATCCCCCAGAAGTAGTTGGCCCTGTTGCGGTCGTAGGTCTGGTTCTCCGCGAACCCGCTCGCCGCGCGTTGGGTGTAGTAGTTCAGGAGCTCATTGGAGTCCCCGAGGTACCACACGCGGGCCTCGCTGAGGGCCTCCTCGTCGAGCGCCTCCGGGTCGTTGATGTAGGTGAGCCTGTCCGAATTCGGGTTCCCCGGGAGCCTGTCGAGCCTCAGGAACCTCAGTATCTTCTGCCTAACCCTGTCTATGATGTCCATTTTTTCCCTCTGGGGGGATTTTATCCCCAAACGCGTGCGATGGGCAAGGGAGCCGGGGTGGCATCCGCCCCGATTTTCGCGGATTACCCCCTTTTAGGGGGTAAAAGCCCGAATCCGTAGAGGGTAGTAGACGGTTTGCCCCCTTTTTTACCTTCATATAGCGAAAAGAAAATATAAAAAGGATTGGAAAAT